CTACGTAACCACCTTTTCGACGAAGAGGTGCTCTGCGTTTGCGAAACTGGAAGGTATCCAGCTCACCAACCTCATTGGCGAACGAATTAGCAAACAGCCAGATCCTGTGCAGGACTGGATGCGTGTATATTCGATCGTCACGAGTAGAGCAGTCATAGTCTGAGAAAGCTTCGATAGCCTTGTAAAGCCATAAGGCATATCGAAGTTCTTCGAACCGTTTCTTATCTTTTGGATAACGAAACTTTATGTAGTTGAACTGATAGTTTGACTCAGTTCCTCTATATATCGGGGATAATGAAACCCCCAGGTTCGATAACATCTCAAACGTGTCAGCGAGGCGTGGTCTAAAACCGTGAGGGAATAGACTGCATCGAAGACCGGCATCGTCTGGAAAGTCAGCGGGCACAAGTTTGAACTTGATCTTGTACTCACTGCACAACCGGAAGATTTCGGACCCTAGTTCCATGGTAAGTACACTCTGATAATACCCGAAATACTTTGTGTATATCGGTAAAATATTATTCAGAATTGTGTACAGCCATGGTTCCAAGGAACTATGCTTCTGATTGCGGGGGGCCTTGAAGCAATAAGGCCGAACGTCGATCCCGTGGTAGTAATCACCACCACAGGACTCTCTGAACGATTGCTCCGGGTCAACAAAGGATTTATCCTCGTTGATTTGGAACCCTAGGAGCTTGCAGACCTCGATAAAGAGGCCACAAGAATCTGTCGGGAGAATGCAGTCATCACCAAAAACCGAACATACCCTGCGGGTCTTGTGACTAACAAGATGACCGCGTTGGGCGTGGACGATATGGTGACAGCTGCAGGCAATAGCCCAGAAAGTAAGAGTCTCCAACGGAAACGTTGTTGCATTACCCATTGTCGAGAACATCTCAAGGGTCAGAATCTGACCATCGAGCTCCATTGCTGGAGTACGACAGGTGTTCAAGGCATCGAACCACTTGGGCGGGTAAAACTGCTTAACTAGTTCGAATGACACCGAGTCACTAGCAGACGAGAAGTCGATCGTACCGATTGAACGGTTAATCGATCCTTGTCTTGCCAGATCACGGTGCCGCTGGGGAAGGGACTCTAAATCAAGACCAACCCTCTTTAAACGAGCGTACATCATCGCCATGAGACCCTGCTGAAAGAACATATTCAGCGTAGGCTCGACGGCGATCAATCTGCGCTTGAGGGAAGTCTTGTCGACTGTAGTACCCCGTGACGCACCAACAACTTCATACACTTCGCCAAAGGCGTAGGTGTTATTGAGTTTCTCGATAGCACGGTTCAACGTATAGTTGAGCCGAGTATGAGAGTTGAACAGTGCTTTGACATCTTGAGTACAGCTCATGGGATAAGTGAACTTTTTATCAACGGAAGTATCCTCGTAAGAGGCTCCAATCGTTGATCCAGTTCCATGTTTACACATGGTATGGAGTTCATCCCACCAGAAAGGCCCCAGAACCCATTGTATTAGGTTCTGGCAAATCTTTCTGATCGATGAAAGGGTGTTTCCCTTAGAATCGATTTGGAGGTCCCAATAACTGGGATCTTTAAATGAGGCATTAAAACGCCCCATCCGTTCATTGACCTGTCGAAACAGGTCGAACGCGTTCGACTCTAAAGAAACCCGATCATAGCCGTCAAAATTTTGATACCGTTTAAGAGTATCTCTAATTTGCCGGGATCTGAGCTGGTCAAGTATATCGCTGCCAAAAGTGCGATCAAACATAGGCACCTTCGACAGGTCACGTTGAATGCACGACGCGATCTCGGTTGCGATCTTGTCGGACGGAAAGAGCATTTTTTCCTTTCCATTAGTACGTCCCTGAGTCATTAGTGCTTCTCCTCGTCTTGTGGAATATCATTCCAGTCGACGACTAGATAAGCAGATGCAAAATACTCACGCATGCTTGCTATGACCTTAGTGATAAGACTTGAATACTGACGTTTTGTCATGGACCGGCCTCCTACAAATTCCATTAACTTTGGAATAATGTCAGGATGCTTTAC